AATTATTTAAAAAGTAAATTACATCTCAATTCGAATAAGCAGTTCCTGCCATTCCTGACATCACACGAAGCACATTATAATTCACTGTATAGATGTTTAAAACAGATCCAGATCCAATGTAATTAGTTGCATAACTACTGCCTTTAACAGGCGGAGCATTGTATAGACCTACATCAAGTTGAAGGGTAGCATTATCAATACGAGAAAAATTGCATGTCCCAGTTGGCTGATGATCCTCTGCTTTAAGAGCAAAACTATATACATTAATACCATCTGCAGGAGTATTGCTGAAATGTTGGTATGGTTGTACATAGTTAAAATAATTGCCATCGCGAGCTTGAAATCGATCATGACCATTAAGTTGTAGTTTTCCTGTATAAATAGGATTGTCTGATCCATCAATGAAATTACCATAATTAAAGTAATTAACGATGCTAACTTTTCCAAGGTTAACAACATTAGTATTAAGGGCTGCAAGGACTGATACAGATTTAGAAATATCTTCTATAGTTAGATTGTTGCTAGTAACAACACAATTATTTAACAGATCAGCATAAAGTCCTGCAGAAGTTGATCCGCTACCTATCAGAGCATAATTTTGGTTAGCAACAAGATCTTGTTGACAAATAACTCGAACTTCTACTTTAGAAAGAAGAGCAATGATAAGCGGATCTGTAATGTTAGAATTAAATTGAGGTTCAAAGAGATCACCTGCTGCTTCTGCATTGAGTCCAGTGCCTCCTTTGTCAACATATAATTGTGTCATGTTAGGAGTTGTAACATTAGCTCCAGCACTTTCGGAAGTAGATCCTGAAGGTGGAGTATAAGTAGCAGTTAGATTTTTACGACTAGCAATATATAAAATTTTAGCAAAAGTATCAATTGCTGATGACCAATTACCATCATAAGCATAGGCAATCCATTCATTTCTAGTAATATATTGTTCAAGTTGTGGTACCCAGACAAGATATTTGCTAGGATGATTGAAATTGAGACGATATTTTGGATTAGTGGTTAAAGTCTCAGAGCCTGTAAATTGAAGCTGTTCAATAAGATATTCGTGGGAAGCTTGTGCAAACCGTTTTCTTTCTTCAGAATCTAGATAAACATAATCTATTAATATATAGGAGTCTTGCATAGTTGGTAAAATAGATGGTGGTTGAGTTGAACTACCTTGCCAGTTAATACAATCTACGGCTTTACGGAATACCAGGGTAATTCTTACATCATGATATTGGAGAGCAATTAAAGGAAGAGCTAAACCATTGTTACGATTAAACCAGAAAATTAGAGGAACATATAGTTGATATCCAGGTTTAGCATTGCTATTAATATTAGTAAGGGCTGGAATATCACCAATCATTTTAGTATAACCTCTTGTTTGACCAGCTTTATGAGTTAATTCATACCAAATATTAAGCCAATCACCATATTGTTCATCAATTTTAGACCCACCTATCTCAATTTTAACATCATCAATAATAGCATGACCTAATCTAGATACGTATCCCCAAGAAGAGGATGGGGAAGATACAGCATTTAGAGTAATAGCAACATACATATTAGTAATCAGATCACCGTTTCTGTTAATAGTACAAGTTACGGTTCTACCGAAATCAGCAGCACCATTCCAAGTTTGTTGAATTGGCTCTACAGCAAAATTAGTATGACGTCTATATACTACTTTGAAAAATGTAATTTGAGGATTACCTGTTAGATATACATCTTGTGCGCCATAAGCGACTAATTGCATTAAACCACCGCCCATATATTTATATATTATATAGAGAAATTTTTTTTTAATTATAATAAATTTGTAAAATTATTATATATTTTATAATTCAAAAATTTAAATTTTATAAATTTTTATATAAAATTTATAAATATTTATTACAAATTTATACTAATTTTATAATAAAATTTTAATTTTTATAAATTAAATATTTAAACATTTTTTATGCTTAATTTAATAAATATGAGTGAAAACTATAATATATATACATATGACTTTAATTCAAGTATTTATTCCGGAAAACATAATTTTACACCACCTACATCAATTGGTATACTTAATATTCCAACAAATTCTGCATCTGATAAATATTTACCTATAGAAACAACTCATGTGAAACATGAGTTGTTAAGGACAAAAACAAAGCTTTTGCCCGAAACAAAACAATCATATGAAGATCTTTGTCAATCTATTAGTCAATATAATATAAAATATTCTAAAACATCTTGTACAGATACCAATACAAATACCATATTATATTCATCTATTTCAACTTCAGAAGGTTATATTTCAGATACTAAAAATAATTTTGAAAATATTAAAAATTCTCCTTTATCTAATATGGATTATTCACCAAGTACAGAAAAAAATAATAATAAACTGTCTATGAATAAAGAATATTCTATCAAAAAATCATCTTTTAATAAAAATATATCAAAGTATAAAGAATTTAAAAATCAAAATAAAGAATCATATACCCTAGATAATAAGCATAGACAAATGGTTAATTATTTTCAAAATAAACGGAAAAATATTAATAATATTCTTGATCAATTGAATGATATTAATAATAAACTTAACATACTTTATAAAAAAGAACGATTTACATCTCAAGATATTAAATATAAAGCAGAACTTTTAGATAAAAAAGACGAATTTGAATATGAATATAATAATATAAATAGTAATAATGATGAAATGGATTATTATGATATAGCCGGAGATTTAATTATTGATTATTATGATATCAGAGATAATACTAATTATCAAATTAAAGAACCTAAAAATATATTAGATTTTTTAGCTGATAAAAAAACGAATAATAATAATATTAATAATACTAATAATACTAATATTAATAAAGTTAAATTATTAGAAAAATATTGTCAAAGAGTCGATGGTATTAGAATTAATCAAGATAATGGATCTCAAAGAATAAAATATTGCGAAGAATGTAATATTGAAAAAATTTTAGATATGACAGAAAGCGCATATATATGTCCATGTTGTGGTGATAGCGAAGTTATTATTTTTGATGAAGACCGACAAATAAAAGATTATTCTCCTTATAGAAGATTAAACCATTTTAGAGAATGGCTTAATCAATTTCAAGCAAAACAATCACCAGATATTCCAGAACAAGTATTCATTGATATTGTAAAAGAATTAAATAAAAATAGAGTTACTGATTTATCTATTTTAAATAAAAAATATATGAAAACTATACTCAAAAAATTACAATATAATATTTATTATGAACATGTTGCTTATATTATTAATAAATTAAATAATTTACCACCTCCTAAAATTACTAGAGATATGGAAAAACTTTTTATTTCTATGTTTTTTAAGATACAAGAACCATGGGAAAATTATAAGAGCCGCGAAAGAAAAAATTTTCTTTCTTACTCATATGTTTTACATAAGCTGTGTGAATTATTAGAATTAGATCACTTATTGGAATGTTTCCCATTACATAAAGATTCAGATAAAATAATGGAAAACGATCAAATCTGGAAAAAAATCTGTAATCACTTAAAATGGCAATATATTAGTTCATTCAAATAAATTAGAAAATGTATATAATACCTGTTAAAAATTACATAAATGTTAAATATAGCTATTTATTTAAAGAAATAGTTATTAATATAACTATGGAGGAGATTGACAATAAATTACAAGATATGTTAAATTCCGAATTTACCACTAATGAACAACAAATATTTTTAGAACATTTTCAAGAATTTCTAAACAGAGATAATGATTTTATTATAAATATCGAATTTGCATTCAAATGGATTGGATTTACACGAAAAGAAAATGCTAAAATATTACTTAAGAAATATTTTATTTTAGATATTGATTATATTACATCGAACTCTGTAGTTTTTCATGCTAGCGTGAAAAACTATTCATCTACAAATAAAGAAGGCAGACCTAATGAAATATTTTTAATGACACCTAATACATTTAAGCAATTATGTGTTTTAGCAAATACAGAAAAAGGAAAGCAAGTCAGATTATATTATATTAAAATGGAATCTGTTATGATGAAATATTTAAAAGAAAAAAATAAATTTAATGAACAATTATTAATCAAATGTAAACAAGAAAAAAATGAAGCAGAACAAAAAGCAAAAAATATGGAATATGCATATTTAACCGAACAAGAAAAAATAGCTAGAATTACTAATAGAAGAGTTCAAAAAGAAAAAAGTGGTCAAATAGTATATATTTATAAAGAGACTGAATTCAAATATAAAATTGGCGAATCATCTAATATAGCCCGACGAGAAAATGCTCATGGATGTTCTAATACACAAAATTCTATTGTTTACACAAAACGCTGTTGTAATTGTAAATTATTAGAAAAAGTAGTGCATTATATTTTAGATCAATACCGAGATATAAATAATAGAGAATGGTTTACCGTTTCTTTTGAAATCGCGAAAACAGCATTAGATAGTGCACATATATTTCTTGATGGATTAATTAATCGATGTAATTCTATTTGTACTAAATCTTTTTTTCATAAATTAAAAGATTTAGTACAAGATCTTCCTGAAATTAGTGATGGAAAAACTCATAATATTGAAAAAAATAATCAAATTGTTGAAATAATACAAAACCCTGAAAAACCAATAGAAATTAATCTTGATAATATAGTAAATCCATTAGATTTTAATAAATTTATTGAAGAATGTTGTGAAAAAGATGAAAAATATACAGCATTTTCTGCTGAATTATTTGGTTGTCATAGAAATTGGTCGCGATGTTCAAAAAAAACTACCAAAGATGCATTTTATAAATTTTTATGTGATAATTTTAAAAAATGTAAAATATTTGATGATAAATCCAAAGCTAGACTTGCATCTTATAGAGGATTACGAATTAAAAACTCAATGATGCCTAGAAAACCAAAAGATATTCAAGAAGATATTGAACAATTTATTTCGACTAAATGCGAGGCTTCATATACAGGACGAATTGCATCAAAAGATATTTATGAAGCATTTGAATCATATAAACAAGAATCTGATTCTATGTATAAATTAAATTCTTATGAAAAAGTACGTATTGATCATTATTTTAAATATGCATTTTTACCTAGCCTCGTATTTACTGGAACAATGTCAAAACATGGATATTTTTTTGTAACATTAAAAGATAAACCTAATACTACTGGATTAAAATTAGCTAATAAATTAAAGAAAAAAATTATAAAAATCGATATTACTACTAAAGAAATTATTGAAACATTTGATTCACTTACAGCTGCTGCAAAAAGTATTGGAAGAACACCAGCCTGTGTATCAACAGATATAATATATCAACGTCCTAGAGATAATTTTTTATTTCAATATATCGATTAAACCAAAGAGTTTATAAATATTAGACTATACATTTAAAATCTTTATTGAATTTTGTTTACTATGTTTTGTATAAGCTATGCAAATTACTAGAATTAATCAAAAAATTAAATATTTTTTGATTAATATCTATTGGCAAATAGCAAAGCTTTTTAAGATTCTTATCTGGCTTTACTAAATAAGGACTCAGATAAAATAATGGAAAACGACAGAAACTAAAAACTTTGTTTTTTAGTTAAGCTAAATTAGAAAAATCTAAATTTTTCTAATTTAC